AAGATAAATATAAACATAGGGAATTTGTGAATAAATGGCACAACCATCATCTAGACAAACTTTAATAGATTACTGTAAGAGGCAGTTAGGAGCTCCTGTATTAGAGATCAACGTTGCTAATGAGCAAATAGACGATCTAGTTGATGACGCCCTCCAGTATTGGCACGAGAGGCATTATGATGGGTTCTCTCAAGTGTATCTGAAGTATAAGATTACGCAAGAAGATAAAGATAGAGGTAGAGCACCTGCTGGAGAAAGTGCTACAGAAGGTGTAGTAACTACTACTGCTAGCACAGTAATAGGAAATCAAACTAAATCATTTTCTTTTAAAGAAAATAGTAATTATTTGCAAGTTCCCTCAGATATTATAGGAATTCAAAAAATATTTAAATTTGATGGAACAAATACTGCAGTAAGCAATATGTTCAGCATCAAATATCAAATGTTCCTTAATGATATTTACTATTGGGGATCATCTGAAATGCTGTCTTATGCTATGACAAAAACATATCTAGAAGATTTAGATTTTCTTCTCAGCACAGAAAAACAAATACGATTTAATCAAAGAATGGATAGATTATATCTCGATATTGATTGGGGTGGAGTAAGCGTAGGAGATCATATTGTTATTGATTGTTTTAGATTAGTAAATCCAAACGATTTTTCAAAAGTTTGGAATGACTTTTTTGTTAAAAAATATTTAACCATGCTAATTAAAAAGCAGTGGGGTCAAAATCTTATAAAATTCCAAGGAGTTAAACTTCCTGGTGGTGTAGAACTTAATGGAAGACAAATTTATGATGATGCCGTAAAAGAAATTGATGACTTAATGGAAAAAATGTCCAATACATATGAAATTCCACCTTTAGATATGATAGGTTGATATCATGGCATTAAATCCATTTTTTACTCAAGGAACATCAACCGAACAAGGTCTGTTGCAGAGTCTTGTAAATGAACAACTTAAAATGTATGGTGTAGAGGTACATTATCTTCCTAGAGAATATATTACATCAAAAAGTATTATAAAAGAAGTAATACAGTCTTCATTTAATAATGCTTATCCTATAGAAGCATATGTAGAAAATTTTGAAGGATATAATGATAATACTACGCTATTATCAAAGTTTGGAATTCAGTCCACTCAAGAAATAACTCTGATAGTATCTAAGGAAAGATATGAAAGTTTTATTTCTCCTTTAGTTGCAAATGTTAGCAATACAAGAATATCTTCAAGACCAAAAGAAGGAGACCTTATATATTTTCCTTTAGGTGATAGATTATTTGAAATAAAATTTGTAGAACATGAAAAACCATTTTATCAACTACAGAAAAATTACGTATATGAATTGAGATGTGAACTCTTTAGATATGAAGATGAAATTATCGACACTGGAGTTTCTCAAATTGACGATACTCTTGTAGGAAGTGATCCTGACGGTATTTCAGAAAGTGGATTATCTACCATTCTTGGTGGAACATTAACTATGACTTTGGTCGGAACTTCTACAACCGCCACAGCTATTAGTGGAATAGTTAATGGTGGAATTCGTTCAATTACTTTAACAAATCAAGGAGCATTTTATCCTACTGCACCAACTGTTGCAATATCATCAGCACCATCTAGTGGAATAACTGGTGTTGCTACAGTTATTATGGATAGAGATTCTATAAGCAAAATCTATCAAACAAATTCTGGCGCTGGATATACTTCTATACCATCAATTGAATTTATTTCTAATCTTGGTTTAGGTGCCAAAGCAACTGTAGGTATTGCAACCACTGGTGGAGTTGGTGTTACCACTATTACATCAGGTGGTGCAGGATACATGTTGACTCCAACAGTAACGTTCTCTACACCAAAACACGTTGGAGCAGCAGCAACTTGTACCTTAGATTCTCCAATAGTTGGTGGTGGTGTTAGTGTAGTTTCTGCAACTGTTAGCGTAGGTTCTTCTGCTTTCTTATTCCCAGGAGGAACAACTGGCGGTGTTTTCTATAAAGAGGCACCAACAGTTACTTTTGCACTTCCAACTGGAACAGGAAATGTTGCTCAGGCAACTGCAACACTTGATACCTACAGTTTAACTGGCGGAACAGTCGAAACTCTAGGATTAACTACAGGAGGAAGATTTTATACTTCTGCTCCAACAGTCACTATATCGCATCCAGGATTTAGTTTTGCTTCCGCTACTATTGGAATTGCAGGTTCTTCAATAGATCCAAGTTCTGTTGCTTTTAGTACAACAGGTAGAGCATATACAACTGCTCCAGTTGTTACTATAGGAACTGGAGTTGGAACTCATGTCCCAACACAAACTGCTATTGGTATTGCAACAATTCAACCAATTACTGGTTTTGTAACTGCAGTTTCGTTTAATGTCGCAGATCCATGGGCAACAGGTACTGGTGCAACTGTAGGATCTGGATACACTGTGACACCTTCTATTTTCTTCTCAGGAAGCACTGGTGCTGTACAAGCAACTTCAACATGCACTATCGACGAATCTGGAATAGTTGATACTATTAGTATTGGTAATAGTGGGTATGGATATGCTTCAATTCCAACTGTTGCTATTGCAGGACCAGCTGGAGCAGACGAACAATTTAGAGCTCTTGGTATCACTACTATAAGATTTAATTCAATACAAACTCAAGGAACTATTGGAATTAGTTCCACAGCAATTACAGGTGTCACTACAACAGGTATTTTAGTAGGTGATAGAGTAAGATTAGGTATTGGATATAGTGATCTTTATAATTTCATACCAGAGGACACTTTTGTAAGTTCTATTGGAATTGAAACTATATTCATCAATAATGCTTCTTCAAATGTTGGTATAGCAACATCTATATTTGAGTTTGGTATTGACCAATGTGGCATTGTTACTGGTATTGTTGTTACATTTGGTGGTGGAGGTTATATAACCCCACCTTTAGTTTCTATCTCAAACACTGTAGGGGATAAAAATTATATCAATATAGTTTCTGGAATAACTACTGCTACAGGTATTACAACTGTAAATTCTGCAGGGCAGGTAACTTCTATTTTGACAGAAAATTCTGGTTATGGATATATTATTCCTCCAGATATTACGATATCAAATCCAGGAACTTCTGATTCTGGAGATTTTATCTTCAATGAAATTGTTACTGGTTCCACAAGTGGAACAAAAGCAAGAGTTAGAACTTGGGACACAAACACAAATACTCTTGAACTTGGTAATGTTACGGGCACTTTTGCTCCTGGAGAAACTATTGTTGGATCGCAATCATCTGCCACTCATACAATATTCTCATTAGATGTAGAACCTGCTGAAGATGGATTCGCTCAAAATGCAACTATTGAAACTGAAGCAGATGGAATATTAGATTTTACTGAAAAAAATCCTTTTGGAATTCCTTAACTAAATACTGTTATAGTGAACAAAAATCATGTTTGAGCATTTTTACCACGAAATCCTAAGAAAAACTATCATATCATTTGGTACGCTTTTTAATAATATTAATATTCAGAAGAAAGACGCTTCTGATACGGATTTCAGTGTGATGAAAATTCCTCTTTCATACGGTCCTACACAAAAGTTTTTAGCAAGACTTGAGCAGTCTGGGGACTTAAATAAGTCTACTGCAATGTCCTTACCCAGAATGTCTTTTGAGTTCACTGGTCTCACTTATGATGCTTCTCGTAAAGTTACTTCAACTCAAAAGATTGCCGTAAAGGACCCCAATACAAACAAAAAAGTAAATAAAGTTTTTACTCCAGTTCCTTACAACATGCAATTTGAACTTAGCATTATGTCTAAGTTAAATGATGACGCATTACAAATTGTAGAACAAATTTTACCTTTTTTCCAACCCGCATTTAATCTTAGTGTGGAGTTAATAGATCAGATTAAAGAAAAGAGAGATATTCCAATCATTCTAGAAAATATTACAATGCAGGATGATTATGAAGGAGACTATAGCACAAGAAGAGTTCTTCTTTATACTTTAAGATTTACTGCTAAAACATATCTGTTCGGTCCCGTTACAAGAGTTGAACCAATCAAACAAGCAACTCTTTCTTACTATACTGATAGTGCTGAGAAGAGAGATCTTGCATATAAAGTTACTCCAAGAGCAGTTAAAGATTATGATGATTCTGTAGTAACTAATCTTTCTGTAGATATTTTATCTACTGTTACTAGCATTACTGTAGATGATGCAAGTAATATTACTGCAGATACATACTTTGAAATTGATGGAGAGTCAGTATATATTAAGAAAGTTACTGGTAATAAAATTACTATTGACAGAGCAAGAGATAATACTATCGCCAAAGATCATGTTAAAGGTACTGCACTTAAATCAATTACACAAGTAGACAATGACCTTATTGAAATCGGAGATAATTTTGGATTTGATGGGAACACTTTCTTCTAACATAATATGACTGATAAATTTAATGGTTTAGATGAAGCGTTTAGTATAGCGGGAGAATTAATGCCTGCCGAAAAGAAAGAAGTTGAACCAGTCAAACCTAAATCGTTTTCTCCGCAAGATATTCAGAAAGACTATGAGTATACTCGTGGTAACTTATATTCAATTATTGAAAAGGGACAGGAAGCAATTAATGGCATCCTTGAACTAGCACAGGAAACTGAGCAACCAAGAGCGTATGAAGTTGCAGGTCAGTTAATTAAAAGCGTTTCTGATGCCACAGATAAACTGATGGAGCTTCAGAAAAAGTTAAAGGATGTTGAAGAGACTAATACTCAGAAGGGACCAACAAATGTTACTAATGCATTATTTGTTGGTTCAACTGCAGAGTTACAAAAAATGATCAAAAAAGCAGACCAGAACATAAATAATTAGAAAAAAATGACAACAGTAAATGCTGGAATTACTATTTAAATACCATGACTGTTGATTTAAAAGATTTTTTCTCCGCCATAGGTAAAGCAAAAAAAGAAAAAGAGGACGAAGTTCGTTCTCTTGTAGGAGAAATTGACATTGATTCAATGTTTTCTCAAGTCAAAGTATCTATAGAAGAAGATAATAAAAAGAAAGAAGAACAGAAAAAACAAATAGCAGCATTAGAGTCTTGGTTATATACTGAAGTAATCGAGGAAGAAAAAGAAGAAGAAGAAATTGTTGAAGTATCTTTTCCTATAGTTGTTCCTCATGAAGAAGTAGAAGAGGAATTAATTGAAGATGTTGAAGAGGTAGAAGAAGAAAATTTAGTAGAAGATGAAGATACTGTTGATCATGCATTAAAAATTCTTGAGACTATCAAGTCTAAAGAAGAAATAAGAGAAAATATAAGTGATCCAGAAATTGTTAAAATTCGCGGTGAATTAGAGTATCTTAAAAATCTTGTCAATGCTCAAGGTGGTGGTGGCGAAGTTCGTCTTGAGTTCTTAGATGATGTTGACCGAGATACAACAAAAGTCGATGGTAAGTTTCTTAAGTACGAAGCATCTTCAGGAAAATGGATAGGTGTAGATGGTGGTTCTTCAGATTTAGATAGTGTTCTAGAACAAGGAAATACTTCTACTAAAGGAATAAATGTCGGTGTAGTGACTGCAACTGGGTTGATTGTAGACCCTGTTGGTTCTGGAACTACATTTACAGAAGACATGGTCGTAGTTGGTAATGCTAGGGTAACTGATACTCTGAGCGTTGGAACTGCAACAATTGTTTTTGATGGTTCTACTGATACTTTAACAGTAGGAACTGGAGCAACAATATCATCAGCAGGTGAAATTAGTGCTTCTACTTATGTTGGTAGTGGAGCAAGTATAACTGGAGTTATAGCAGAAGGATTATCTGGAACTCCTGATATTCAAGTTGATGTAATAACGGCATCTAGCGCAACATTTACTGGAAATGTATCTATTGCAGGTACATTGACATATGAGGACGTAACTAATGTTGATTCTATTGGAATTGTCACTGCTAGATCTGGTATTGAAATTGGCGGTCCTGTAATTCTTAATCTTAATACATCAACTTCAACAACGACATCAACTTCACAGAGTGCTGTAGATACATTTAGTGTTATTGATTATAGATCAGCAAGTTATCAGGTACAAATAACAAGAGGTACAGAATATCACGTTACTTCTTTAAATATTGTTCATGACGGAACAAACGTTTATGTTAGTGAATTTGGAACAATTAATACTGGTTCAGTATTAGCATCTTTCACGGCAGATATAAACTCTGGAAGTGTAAGAATACTTGCAACCCCGACAACTACAGCATCTACAGTATTCAAAATGTATAGAAATCTAATAAGAGCATAAATAATTGAAAGCATTGTCTTGCTATAATGTCTGAAAAGAAGTATTGCCGTCTTTGTGGAAAAAAGGAAACCAGAGGACAATGTTCTTATGGTCCAAGACTATATGATAAGTATAGTGTAGATGATGCTACTGAAAAAGAAACTGCAGATGCAGCAGTTGAATCTGGCATTTCTGAAAATGATATTAAAAACTTCAGTAACATCATTATTGAAAAGTCGAAAAGTGGTGATTCTTCTTTGCGTGACTGGTTTGGTAAGAGTAAGTCTAGTGATGGCAAGCCTGGTTGGGTTCAATTGGGTGGCAAATACGCAGGTAAACCCTGTGCCAAACAACCCGGACAAACTACAAAACCAAAGTG